AGCAACGATCGAGGCCAGATCCTTGAACCACGCGCCGGGGATGTTGTCGCGATCGGAAACATATGCGATTTCCAGCGCTGCAATCTTGCGAAAGATCGAGTCAAGATTGTCGTTGACGTTGGAGAAGTCGTCGGGGTCTACCGGCTGCCCGACCGACAGGATTCCCGTGTCCTTCAAGACCTGAAGGACGAGATCGGACGAGGTCCGGAACGGAGAGTTGCTGGGCACGCAAATTTCTCCCGGCTACCAGGGCAACTGATTGATGCCGTTCTGCACCCACAGCGACGCGACCTGCTGGTCGTTGAGTTCGTCCATGGTGGCGAGATTGTGCAGCCTCGGCATGAAGAGTGTTTGCAGATAGGAGTAGTCATCCGTCCCGACTTCGCAGGCGAGTTGCAGCGTGCGGTCCTTGGCAAACTTTCCGATCAGATGGTCGGCGTGCTCGATGCTGGGATCATTGATCCACCTCACGGCATAGGCGCGATATTCTTCCGCGGTCTTGGGCAAGGCCGGCGTGGTCCGCTTCGGCTTCTGGTCCCCCACCATGAAGAACGGATTGTTGCGTGCGCTCTCGATGATCTGGTGATTGAGTTGTTCGCGGCTGGTGCCTTCGGGATGTCCCGTGAGTTCCTTCGGCAGGTTCGCCTGAAACTTGTGGCCACCCCAGATAACAAAGACCGGGTCGCCCTCGCCGGGGAGATAGGTCAGCGTTTCAGTCACGGGCTTTGCCGGCGGATCGGAGACAGGCAGATCGAGCATCTCGCGTGGAGTCTTGGCCATGAATTGTTTCCTGTTAAAGAGGTCTGATTTCGATGTTGAGCTGGTGCCCGCCATCCAACTCAATTTGGATGTCGGCGATTCCCATCGTCCCGCCACAGCCCATTCCACAGCCGACGACTTTTGCGCCTTTCGCTTCGAGAGCGACTCTCACCCACTCGCGCATATTGAAAAGCGCATCGATGTCGAGCTTCGCAAATTCCGGACTCGGCATGTCTTCGCATGCAACCGTCTCCGAAGCCGGCCAGCAATTTGGGTTGTCAGTGTGAAGAAGATCTCGCAACGCAGCGTTTGGCCGAGCAGGATTCTCCAGAGCCGTCAGCAGACACTCGGCATCCTTTGGATGAAGCCTGATCACGTTGTCGTCGTCCATCGGAAGGGCCTCCACGAAAGACCCGGCGGCAATGCACCGCCGGGCCATATGATGTTGCTAGTTGTCGTTGTTCGGCGCGTAGGCGATCACGCAGGTGACGGAGCCGGCGGTCGCCGCAGTGCCGGTCTGAGCATACTTCGCCCAAAGCGTCACGTCCGCGGCGCTGGTCGCGCCTAGGCCGAGGCCAGCCGCACTGGTCAGATGCTGCACGGTCGCCGATGCTTCGTTGAGATCGCTGGCGCCGAAGATCTCATTCGCGCTGGTTTTCGTGGTGCCGAGTGTCACGACGTTGGTCGTCGACGCGTTGAACGCTGTCGTGACGTGGCAGTCGATCGAGTGGATATACCAGTTCTGCCCCAGCGCTCCGAACGCCTGGGCGGCCGAGATACCGGAGTCGTTGAAGTTGATCGTCAGCCGGTAGTAATGCAGAGCCTGTATGAACAGGTCCCGCTTGCTCATGGTACGGGTCTGGTCGACCTGCAATGCGAACGCGCCCGTGATCGCGAAGGCAGTGAGGAGGAGCGCGGCAATCGCCTTGCTCCATCCCTTGGCGAGAGTGTTAAGTTTCATGGATGGCCTCCTGGGCCTGAAGATGTGATTTGAGGGAAAGCGACGCGGGATTGCCCGCGCCGCGATTCAATTCAGCCGGTCAGGCTCTAGTTGTCGCCCACCGCTGCCAGAAAAGCGGTAAACACGCCCCACTCCTTGAAGTTGCCAGCGGCGTTCAGCTTGGAGATCTTGCCGATGCCGTAACACATCTTGACGCCGACGCCGCGGATGAAGCCGTAGTCGTCTTCCTTCCGGAAGGTCGGTGTCGGCATCAGACCCCAGCACCAGGCCTGCGCGCCCTGGCCGCAGAGGAACGCCGGGGCGACCTGGGTCGTACCGGCAGCACCTGCGGTCGCGTAGAACACCGGAAGCCGCAGTGACTGTTCTGGGATTTCGCGGATGATCACGCCGTTGTAGAGCAGATCACCATCCACGAAGATTGGGTTCTTCAGGTAGCCCTGCTGTTCCCGAGCACGCGAGTTCTGGTTCGCCGTCTTGATGTCGGTATCGTTCTGTGCGTCGCGGAATTGCTCCTGCCCGACGAACAGCACGAACCATTCGGTGCCGTTTTCCTTCAGTTTGAAGGGACGGATACGCGGGTTTGCCTTCTTCGCCGACCGCTTCATCCGGTTGACCAGCGCGCCGGACAAGGTCATTGCCGACGTGATGTTGGTCATGGAGGCAGCAAAGTTGCCGGCAACCAGGTTCGCGGTGTTGCCGTTTCCGATCAGGACGCGATCGGCGTTGTCCGTGATCCAGGTATTGCGCTGGGCTGCGGTTGCGGCATCGAACAGGATACCGTTGACGCGCTGGCCGAGGTTGGAGCCAAGCCCGGCAGGCGCGGCCTGCGAAGGCAGCGCATAGAAGGCGTCGACGATCTCGTCGCGCTGCTTTTCGTTGCCCCAGTCGACCAGCGCCGGCTTCATCTCGCCGAATAGATCGATGGAGGATTTGTTCTCCTCGGCGTTGTTCACCGCCACCGCGTGGCGGGCCCAGTCCACGAAGAACCGGGTGCCCTGGTTGTCGAGCTGCTCTTCGTTGCCGACCAGCGGGCCGACGCCAACGCCCTGGGCGTTGAGGCGGGCGCGGAGCGGGATGTTGATCTGCTCGCCGCCCATCTTGCCGCCCTTGTTCAGGTCGGTGATCACGCGAATGATCGCGTTCTCGGACGGGCCCATATAGGGCGAGTAGAGGTTTTCGCGGACGTATTCCCGGTAGATTTCTTTCCGGTACTTGATCAGTTTGTTGTTTGCAGCAGTCGTCGTCATCGCCATGATGCGAGATCCTTTTCAAAAGGCCCGCGCCAGGACGGCGTTAGATTCAAACCGGCACTTACACGCGACCGATCACTCGGTCGCGGCAGGCTTCGTCATTTTGGAAAATCGCTCGTCGTCAGCGCCAGGCAGAGTCAGCGACAGCTTGATCCGAATCATCATTGGAGCGGGGATCGAGACGTTCGGCTCCGAGGTTGGAGCCGCCCCTGTTGCTCAACGATGGCGGCAAGCGGGTGGTGGTACGCGGTCGTCCATCATCACCATTGGCAGCCTCGCCGCGGAGTTCGGCGACTAATTGCTTGCGGAATTCAGGGTCCTTGAGCAGGGCTTGCCGGGTTTCCTCGCGGATCCGTTCCTCGAACTTCGCCGGATCATCTCCGACTCGCGCGAAGGTTTCGTTCCGCTTGTGCCAGCTCACCAGCGCTTCGCCCGGATTGGGTGAAGCGTAGATGCGCTGTACGACAGCCCTTGCATCGGGGTCTTGCGGGTTGAGCTTTCCGATCGCTTCCATGGCACGCGGAAACGCCTCGGAATGCTTGATGTGCGCAAGCTCGAAGCTTGTCGCAACCGCCTGGTTTCGGAGTTCACTGGAGACAGTCGAGATGCCGTTCTTGATCTCCTGACGGATGCTGTTCGCAAACCCTTCCGGGTCCTCGAACATGTCAGGAGCCTTGACGGCCGCCACTGGCTCGACCTTCGTTTCGGTGCGCGGCACTTGTCGCAACGTTGCGATTTCGCGCATCACCAGATCGAGACGATCCGACAGCGACCTTTGGTCGCCGCTTGATTTTTCGATCTGCGCCTTCAGCGCGTCGCGTTCTGCTTCCGCTGTACGAGCGCGTTCGGCGACCTCACGATACTTTCCGGACGGAATCTGACCTTCCGGCTTTCCAGCGTTCGGCTTTACGGCCTCTTCGGCCGTGGTGCCATCCGCAGTCTTGCCGGCGTCGGCAGCGACAACTTCGCCGTCTCCATCCGTCTCGTCAGACTCGTCGTCGTCCGCTTCCTCGTCGCCGGCTTCGTGCTGTCCTTCCAGCCCTTCGCCGAGAGATTCGAGGGAACGGTCGCCCGTCGGGTCCAGGATCTCCGTGTCTTCCTCACCCCATGCTTCGCCTGCGATCTCCCTTTCGGTCTCCACGATCGCATTCGATATGATATCAAGTTCCTGAATAGCCATGATGACTTAACCTTCTTTCGCGGTATCGTCGCGACGACGGCAGTCCACATTCGCGCGCTCGATCAAGATTGATCGAGCACATCACACCGGGACCGTGATTGAAGCGTTGCGCCGTCTGGAGGACGCCTGCCGCAGAGTTTGAAACCGGCAACCCTGAAGTGCCGCACGCCGTCTGGTGGCGCTTACCGAAAGTATGGAAAGGCTATCCCGAGTTGGATTATTGCCAGAGGTAGCCGAGATTGATGATAATACCGGTCGTCGTAGCCGTTGTGTCGTTGTCCGCAGGAAGTGCGGTCAGACAGAAACCAATACCGAGCGAGAAACGTGTGTCGTCGAGCCCCATCGCAAACTGTCCGTTTCCGTTGGCTGCGTTTGGCAGTAGAGCTATGGTCATTACCGGCGTATCGGTGCCGCAGGTTGGAGCGGTCGCCTTGTTGTAGAGTTTTAAGTAAGTCAGAGTTGCAGCAACCGTCGTCGTATTCGTCGCAATGATCCATTTCAGGACATTCTGCCCGGCACCAGATACAAGCGTCGAATTGGTCGTCGCTTGACTAAAGTACTTGAACGGGATGATCGGTAGCGACTGCGCCCGCACCCCGAAGCCCGCGAACGATAACAGCAGCGACAGCGCGACCGCGCGTATAATGGTTTTCAAGAGCATGTCACTCCTCGGTCATTTCCGCGTCGATATCCCAACTTCCGGTCGAAATTGCAGTAGTCGCGACACAAAGCTGCGATGTCGCTGCGCGTAACGTCATCGGCTGATCCCAATACACGGTGAACTGAAACAGCCCCTCGCTCGAGGTTGCTGTGTTACCTTGAGTCCCCACAGCCATTTTCATGGACCTGACAGCGCCCACCAACGTTCCAGGAGTCGGATTCGATGTGAACGAGTTGACGGTCGCGGTTGCTGGCGCGTTGAGTGGATCGTTCTTGACCATTGTTACGGACGCGAGTCCGCCACCGGTATCAAGTGATGATCTCAGAACCACGGACACATCCGCCACGGCAGCGGTGCCGCCTGTGGCGTTCACACGGATACCCTTTACCTTGACGACCTTTGTTGCGCTGCCATTGATACAAAATACATCGCCAGCAGACGAGTTCGACAGACCTATAACGGCGGTGCTATAGGTCGCTATATTGGTATTTCCCGACACGATACCGGGCGTATTTGGCCCTACAGGAACAGCCGATCCGGAGGGATCCAACTGCATATCGAGTTTTCCGTCGACAGTCGCGCCGCCCGGCGTCGGAAAATTGTTGTCGGCTGCATACGCATAGATCCCGATCAAACAGACCAGCAGAATGGCCAGACCGGAAAGACGCCGCATCACACCCTCATCTGTTGTTGAGCCGGCGCGGCCATTGGCGCCCGGCGGCTATTGATTGGAAGTGAACGGGTCATGGTCGACCGGTACGAGAGAAACGCTCAATGGGACATCTGCTACCGGAATCGACAACTTCGCTTTGTCATCAAACACCACTCGACCGCCTTTGCTCACAAGTTGATCCCGCTCATTCCACCCAGGAGCGTTGGCAGGAGCCCACTGGCTTTCGTTCGAAAACGTCTCATGCAGCGGCGTTTTCCAAAAATCCGGGTAATGCATTCGGCTGTCATTCGGATCTATAGATGATTGCGCTTTGGGGTTTCCCTGCTGCA